AAAAATAAAACACCATTCATAGATTTTATGAATATAATTCAAAATAATTTTAAGAATATGAAAATATTATAAAGTATATATTTTACACCTTTTAACATTTAAAATGTCCATTATTAACTCCAGTCATTTATATTGCGACATAAAGGACATAATGGGGTTTGGTCGTTAGTTACAAATCCTTTTTCTGTAATTTTATACCAACAATCATTACAAACTCTATGATTACATTTTAAAATTAACATTAATTTATTTTCTAAACACACACAACAGTCTTCTACTTGATTTGTAAAAGTATGTTTTCCCATTTGAATAGCACAATTCATACACATGCCATTATGACAAAATGACACCCATTTTGGTTGTTTTACATTACAATATTTATAATTTCTACATTCAACTGGAACACAGCAGTTTGAGGGACAATAACCATTATGCTCTCTATGACCACAAATACATACTTCATTATATTCATCAGTTTCTTCATTATAACATTTGCAATCACATTGAATTAAACATTCGCCATTTCCGTTACAAGCTGACATATTAATTAGTTAATTGTAATATTTTTATATTAAAATTAAATTAATTCTAATATAAAATGGGCATTTCAAATGAGAAAAAGTGTAATAATATAAATAATTAAAATAATATAAATAATTGACGTTATATATATATATATATGTTATATATAAATATTGTATTATATTTATATCTTGTTTTATACAAGAATTTAAATGTGCATTCATTTATTAAACCTCATTTAAATTCAAGAAAACAGTTGCATATATTTGCAAGAGAAGATAAAAAATATTATCAAGATTTAGTTAATAAAAGAAATGATATAAGAAATATTATAAGAAATAATAGAAGAAAAAATAATAGTAAGTTAGATTTTAATAGTTTGGATGATGATTTTGATGATTATGATAGTGATAATGGAAAGCAAAATAAAAATCAAAATAAAGTATCAAATGAAAATGAAATGCCAAATAAAAATGAAGCACCAAAATTAGGTATTTTATTACCTCAATCAAGTTTTTTAAAAATGCTTGGTATTGAATTAGAAAGTGAGGATGAAGAAAAAACAGGATATTTTGATGAAGATGATGATAAACCTGGAAGAAGAAGATATATAGAAACTCCTAAAACAAAATCAAAAAATTTTGAAGTTATAAAAAAATTTAATATTTTATTTAAGGATGTAGGTGGATATGAAAATGTAAAACAAGAATTAAATCAATGTGTAGATATTCTAAGAAATTATAAAAAGTATTTAAAATATAATGTAAGAATACCCAAAGGATTAATTTTAGAAGGTCCTCCTGGAACAGGTAAAACACTTTTAGCAAAGGCTTTAGCAGGTGAATCAAAATGTAATTTTATTCCTGTATCAGGTTCTGATTTTCAGGAAAAATATGTAGGTATTGGTTCTTCAAGAATTAAAGAATTATTCGAATTAGCTAAAAAAAATGCTCCTTGTATTATATTTATTGATGAAATAGATGCTTTAGGTAGAAAAAGAACATCTGATGGTGAAAGTTCATCCAATGAAAGAGATAATACATTAAATGCTTTATTAGTTGAATTAGATGGTTTTAAAAATAATAGTGGTATATTTTTAGTAGCTGCTACGAATAGACTTGATTTACTTGATAGTGCTTTAATAAGACCAGGTAGAATTGACAAAAAGATATTTATAGGTCTTCCAGATAGTACTACTAGAAAGAAAATAATAGACATTCATATAAATGGTAAACCATATTCTGATTCAATAGGTTTAGATGAAATTATTGATATTACAGAAGGATTATCAGGAGCGCAAATAGAAAATTTATTAAATGAAGCAATGTTAAATGCTTTAAGAAATAATAATACATATTTTTGTTATAATGATATTGATTGTGTAATGAATAAAATAATTGCTGGTTGGCAGCCAAATGAACATGAATTTACAAATGATATGATAGATCATATAGCTATACATGAAATGGGACATACTATAGTTGGATTATTATCAAAACATCATTCAAAAGTTAGAAAAGTTGTTATTAATTTGTCTTCGCCAAAAAGTCCAGGATATACAGTGTTTGAAGGTTCAGCTAATAATATAAATATTAGAGAAGCTTTATTTGAACATTTAATGATATTATTAGGTGGTAGAATTGCTGAGGAAGTTTTTTACAATGTTTCAGTTACAACAGGTGCTATTAATGATTTTGAAGAAGCATTAAAATTAGCAGAACAAATGATTATTTATTATGGTATGGGAAATAATATAATTTATCCTAGGTTTAGTGAAAAATATAAAGAGATTATTGATAATGAAGTAGTAAATTTAATAAATAAAGCATATGATTGTTCAAATATGATAATTGGAAATTCGAAAGATTTTATTAAAGAAACATATGAGATATTAAAGAATGATAAAATTATAAAAGTAGATAAACTGAATGATTTACTAGAAACAAAATATGAACATTTGAAAAATTTAAAAATTGAATATGAATAAAATAATATAAAATATAAATAAAATATAAATAAAATATAAATAAAATATGAATAAAATAGAATAAAATATAATAATAATGATTGTATAACTTTATTATTATATGTATTAAATATCTAAGCTTACAGTATTGCTAGATGATTTTTTTCTGCGACCACTACGTTTTGGCATACTTCCTTCAGTCTGAAGTTCATTTAAATCATTAATACTAATAGTACTATTATCATTATTTAAATTAGATGGTGTGCTAGGTTGTTGAATATTAATAGTTTTAGTCTTTAATCCAGAGAGAATGTCAGAAATATCACTTGGTCCTTTCATTTCTGGACGAGAAGCAGGTTGTCTACTACTTCTATCTTGTAAATCAGGTCTTTCAAAATTCTCTCTAAGATTAATACCATCTTCAAAATTACTCTTACTTAAATTAAGATCAGGTCTAGAATAATTATTATTACCTGGTCTATTAATTGGTGGTGGAATAGAATTTGGTCCTTGAGTTGCCAATGGTGGAGGTGGTCCCATCCCCATAAAACCAGATGATTGTGCTTTACCAGAATCATTCATAAGTCCACCCATAAATCCAGAAAATCCAGGGCTAGACTGAGACATAGAATTCACTGCGGCATTTTGAAATGAACGCATTAAATCAGGGTTTTGTCGTAAAATATCGTCCATACCTGGCATAGAAGATTTAAACATAGTATTAGTCATATGAACCATCATTGCACTACCTCCTAATTGAAATAAAAGTTTTAATTCAGGTGCCATAGATGCCTTACTTTTATATTTTTCATGTAACTCTGAAAAAATCTCATCATAATCAGTAATATTTTCTTGAATTTGGTCAGACCATCCGTCTAATTTAATATCAAAAGGGTCAAATTTACTATTAAGAAATTCCATTCCATTAATAATTGCCATAAGCATATTACCTTGAAATTTAATTGAATTTTGTTTGGATTTTTCTTCCATTATAGTTTCATATTCTCCTTGCATCTCTTGTAAAGGAGAATCCATTGTATATTTTTTTGTTAATTCAACTCCTTTTTTTTCAAGTCCTTCAAGTTTTTTTAAAATTTTAAATTTTTCTCTGAGTAATTCTTCTTTTGACATTTTTGGTTCCAAAGGAACTTGTTTATCAGGATTTAATGGAATATTATTAAACTTTCCATAACCATCCCAAGTTGCATTATCATTTTCAGTATTAAAAGTAGATTTACCTAAATTATTACCATTGGTACCATTATTATGAATAAAAGATTTATCATCAAAAGAAACACTTGGTTTACTTTCAAAGAAATCAGATTTAGCAGTAAAACTACTATTTGATGGTTCATCAACTAAATCATTTAGTTCATTTTCAAGTTGATTTAAATCATCTAAATTAATATCAGTTGTTAGACGAGTATTATCTCTAACTTTATCATTCATCAAAAGCTCAATTCCGCCTCCAAAATTATTACTTCTATTACTATTACTATTACTATTACTGCCAAAATTACTATTATCATTCAAATCAAGTTCTGTAATTTCTATTAAATCAGCCATATTATTGATTAAATAGAACTTTTAATTTTAAGTATTACGAATTATAAAATATATTTTAAATTAAAATTATATTTTTAATATTTTATAAATTATTATAAATTATTATAAATTATTATATTTTTATAATTTTTTATTATTAATAAACCATAATCCTTGTAAGAAAGCATCTGATAAATCATCTTTTTTTTTATTCATATTAAAATATTCTATATGCTCATTAAATCTAAAATCATTTGTTAAAATTCCTAAACATTTTGATATTCCTAATTTTTTTCTATCACTATATTTTTCTTTATCTTTAATATCACAATCTTTGAGTTTATTTGAAGATGAAATAAACTCAATATATTCAACATTTAGTTCAGACATAATAAAATATTGAACTATCATACCTTGTATAGTTTTCATTCTTATTGCTAATGGTCCTATTTGATTTTCAATAATTACATAATCTATTTTTCCTTCATTAAAAAATATTTCATTAAATTTTTTTTTAATATTTAATCCAATATTAAATAAATTTACTTCATTTGCTTTTGTACTTTCAATAGTATCAAAATAAATAATTTGAAT